ATCATACTCATTTTTTAATCCTTCTATGATATAGAAAGAAGGAAAAGGTTTATTGTAAAAAGCATTGGCCATGATCAAATCACCTGATCGGAAAAAAACTGGCATAAACATGCCGCCAATTGATTTCATGAAATCCATACTGCTAATCCATGCCAAACCGGGCGAAGACATGAATGTTTGTGACATTTTCTTGACATGCTGATTGAACCGAAACAATTCAACGCTTGGTTGCATCGGTTCATAGACATGTTTGTTTTCAAATGAATAACTCAAGCTTGATCTTTCATAATTTCCATTTTCATCAAGCCAATTGGAAATTGAATATGGCTGTAGAACACAACTTGAAGTTTCCAATTTTACTAATGAATTGGTTAGCCAATTTTGATCTGTAAATTCAATATCATTATCAAACCATGCAACATATTTCGTTTTCTTGGGTAGTTTTTCAATCACCACATTGATCATGTTTTCTTTGTGCCACATGATATCTTTTGATTCAACTTGGATGTGAAATTTGTCTTTCTTGTTTGTTACTTGAAAATTACCATCGTATGAAATTTCAATAGTATATAGTTTGACACCATATTCTTTCATGTGACATTTGAAATTTTCATATAGATTTCTTCTGATATCAGAATTTTTTGGGTTGAAATATGGTGTAATAACTGATATCATGTCTCAAAGGTCCAAGTTGCATATTTCATTATAGCCGTCCCGTGCTGTTGACTTCCAGCTACACTTTTACTGCAAACCAACCCATAGTTGTTATTATATGCATTAACCAGATATGTGTTATTGGTTAATGTGCGTGTTAAATCTCGCGTCGCGACGGCGATCAATCCAAATCCATTTGCTGGTACATTCATGGTGACATAATTATTATCTCCATCACCATTTGCAGTTGGAGTTGCTGACAATAATCCTACGGCACGATACAACCCAATTCCCCAATAAGTCATTGTTCCCGAATAGGATGATAAAACAAAACTAACATCACCGATTCTTTCGTTGGGAACATTGGCAATGGCAAAGCCCGCAATACCCGCACGACTTAACCCATCCCCATATGGAGAACCTGCCTCTGCATATGCATATGTATTATAATAAACGGAAGCGGAAATACCGCCTATTGTTGATGTCACACTAAATGAACCATCTAATGAGTTTAATTGATAAGCATGAAATCCTGCAATTAAATATCGCGAGGAATGTATATCTCCAAAATTCAAATTTGAGAATGTTTTGCTGTTGGTATTATAGGTTCCGGAAGTGGCATCTACCAAAGAAAAATTGGGAGCCTCAAATCTCCCATTATTTGATCCAAATCCCGATAATCGTGAAACACTTAGCATTTTTTATATATTCCAGTTGGCTGTATAATCATATGTCATTAATTCTTCGGCTGACATTGTTAATACTTGTGCTTCTTTATTGTTTGATTCTGTTCTGATATTTTTAACCAGACCCCAAACACTTAATAGTGATGCTGCTTCTGCTTCTTCTTCAATTGTCAATTGAATTCCGCCATCTCGCTTGTTTAGCAATTCAATTCCTCTTGCCAGAACATTAATTTCTTTGACCATTAAAGATTCTGGAGAAACAGGATCGGCTGAAAAAATCTGACGAATCAAATCTTGTGCATATTGTTTTATTTTTCCGATAATGTTGGCGCGGGCAAGAGAAACCGGTAAATAATTTACAGTATGAGTCAATTCATAATTGCCGTTTTTGACTTCATAATCAGATATAACTGTTTGTAGAGCCGGATTAAAATTCGGATATGTATTTTCAACATATGGCAACCAGACAACATTTTTATGTTCAATATTATCTGGTTGTATATCATTAGAAACAATCTTCTGAAAATTTCCGTTAATGAATTGGGCATATTTATTCATCATTAATTATCCTTTAACGTATCAATAGTATATTTGATTTTGATACCATGTAGAGAAGCGTCAACTGCCATTGTATCAAAAGTATTTGCCGGAACTCTAGAAACTCTAAACATAACCAAGTCCTCGGCTGTTGGTGAACCCCCAACTGTAAGTATTTCTTCCGAAGTCATATAGATATCTCTAGTTGTTCCGCCAGTATCCAATAAAGTCGCCGAAGTTGAATATGTAAGAGAGCCGGTATCATCATTTGAAACCGCAAAAGCATTAACAATCCAAGTCACACCAAAATTGGTAGTTGTTGAACCATGTGACCAAACAACTTGCACATTAATGTTTCCTTCATTCCATGATTTAGGCATTAATATTGTAAAATGTCCATATTCTTGTGTTGAAGCATCAAAATCCAAAGTATAATTATAAACATCACCACCAATTGCCGTAATATTATCGGCAGGAGCACCCCGTGATTGTGGGGTTATACCAGCCGCTGGAATCCAAATGGTTGAAAATCCTAACTCTGTGTTTTGCAAAGATGAATTGGCTTTTGTAAATGCACCAATTGCAGTATTTTGTGCCGTGTTGGCAACACCATATGCTAAAATCGCAGTATTTTGTGCCGTGTTGGCAACACCATATGCTAAAATCGCAGTATTTTGTGCTGTATTGGCAGCCCCATATGCGGCAATTGATCTTGTATCGACCGTATTGGATTGAGCGAAAGCAGCAATCGCAGTATTTTGAGCATTATTAGCCAAAACTTGATTTCCGATTGCTATTACATGAACAGTATTGACAACATTAGCCGAAGCAATAACATTTGTGCCTGTATTGGCAACACTGGTTGCCAAAATTCCAGTATCAATAAAGATTTTTGAACCCAAGCGACCTGAATTGGTTGCATAAACGTTTAAATGAGTAGTATTGGAAACAACATTGATAGAGTTTTGTGTCAGGATATCAGAACGAATATTTGATACTAATCCACCATCACCACGAATAACCCCATTGGCAACATTCAAAGACACATTACCATTGAGTCCAGTTGTGTTTGTAATAGTCAATGAACCAGAAGTATTCATATTTCCTTCTGTGGCAGCATTGATAACATATAATATTTGGTTAAAGCGACTTAACCAATCCGCAAATGTATTAGTGAAAGATATGTTTGCAAATGCCATGTTAAATTACCATTTTCTGTAGTATTTCTTTGATTTCTTTTAATTCATTCTTGATAAATTCAATATCATTTTCATAATTATTCAGCGCCCTATTTCGCATTTTTGTCTTTTTATATTCGTTTAGAGCCACATTGTCATTTTGAAGAATGATTCCATCCTCAATTTTCATCATTCCAGCATATTGAGTCTTTTGCATAGATTACATCTGCAAATTGATAACTTGCAAATCTCCAACTTTCGGGACAACCGCACTATTTGATCCGGAAAGACCAATCTTGACTGCATAATATTTATAACCAGTATAAACAGAACCCGAAGAATCTGTATATTGGAATTCACCATTGGTTCCGGTCATATAAGCAACAGGAATTTTATAATTGAAAACGATGAAATCATTCATGTTAGCCAATGATGAATAGACTGTATCATCCAGTTTTTCCAATTCAATCCATGATTTTTGAGCCATAGTTTCGCCATCTTCGGCATTCAAAAATTTAACCCATACTTTAACATCGGTATTAGGTGGTCTATATGCGGTCAATACAACTTTAATATCTTCTGCATCCTGACCATCTTCCAGAGTAACCGTTTGAGAAATATATTTGTTGATCAATTTTCCACCACTTGTACTATCTTCTCCGGTTGTATTGGCATTGATTATATTATCAACATAGATGGAGTGTGATCTTCCGATATCAACAATTGGAGATAGATATGATGAACTGGTAGAAAGAACTGCCTTCACATTATTTGTTGTTGTTCCACTGAAATCATCAATTTCATTTTTGCGACTATAGACCGCCTGTTCATCATTGAAGTAAATATTTTCATTATCCTTGATAGAAAAATAATTACCCTTTGTGCCGGTATTTGATGTTGCCTGCATAGAAAAATCAATAGATGTTTTGATGAAATTCAAATATGCAGGCTCAAAATCAACAACAGAATATCTAAAATTCTGAATTTCGTCTATTGTGGCACGATCATTTGAAAACTGTCCATGGATTGTATCTGAAATTTCAAATTTTCCATTAGAACCAATCAAATGCACCTTTACATTATTGGTACTGTCAACATATTTATAAAGAACACCGGAGCCTCTTGTGATTGCCGAAACATTGGCTGTAATACCACGAGATACAAGATTGGATGAAAAATAAGCCGTAACCTTTTCACCAACCCGATATCCAGTATTAGCCATTTTGTAATCGGATGAATTGATGCTAACAACGGAAGAATTAGAGTTTGAAATATTTCCAACCAGCACGTCACCGACAACAATTGTTCCGCCCGCGATACCAGACAATGTAATTGTATCATCACCAATAACATTTTCACCATAATGTGACATGACGGCTGTCGTATTACTCAATTTGAATTTTTCAACGGGTTTATTCCCTATAATGATAGTACCGGTTGATGAAGTATCAAAAACAGCACGATATAACACCATTTTCAAATCGGTTTGTGCAATTGGATACCAATCCATATTATTGTTTGTGCTATAGAATGTTCCTGTATATGTGCGAGAAGATACTTTATTTCCAGTATTGATATCATTTTCTCCCAATTTGGAAACCCAAAGATATAGGTCTGGATTGACCTGATATGAGTGAATAACCAATGCATATTCTTTATTATTGTAAAGGAAAATCGGTGCACGGAAATTAATATGCAATGGAACAGTGGCATCGTCTGATGTTACAATATCAGAATTTGCTACATAAACATCTGATAATGGAACACGATTGGCAGATACAACCCCATCATTATTCATTTCGCGAATTTCACACCACAACCCAAGAGAGGCGTGTTTTTCGGCAACAAAGATATCAAAGCTGCTTATGAAAAGTCCTTCCTCGTTTGTTGGCGCTTTAACCAAAAATGAATATGCGGAACAAGCCGAACCGGGAGAACCAGAACTATCAGCAAGACCATTGATATCAAATGAGTAGATGCCAGTGTTTCCACCTGATCGCATTTCTGTAATGGTATTGATAATAGTTCTTGTTGAATATGTATCACCCTGTTTTTGTTGAACTATACCCAAAGCAAAGAATTGCCCGGTTGCATAGGAAACAGCATCCGATGAATTGGAAGGATTATCAGTCAACTTGATTTCCTTCGTTCCTACACGGAATCGTTTTTCTTCTGGTAGTCTCAAAAGAGCGAAAATTTCACCATTTTGGTCGCTATAAAGAGCATCGCCTTCGCTTCCAACAATCGTACCAAAATTCAATAATTCAGAATCAAATGGTGAAGCAGCACCATCGCCACTGGAAATTGTTGAATATATTGTATTTTTTGTGTTGGATGAAGGCAAGAATGCCGTCATATAGTTTGACATATTTTCGCCATCAAAATATGTATAATAGCGGCTGTTGGCCTTGAGATTACGAGAATTAACCAAAATGATCTGTGGTCTGATATAAGAAATGAGACTTACATCAATAACCTTGTCATTGGTTGATGATGACGTAATTGTTGTTGTATATGTTTCACTTGATGTACGTGTACTATTTGTATTAATAACTTCTTGATTGTTGTAACCAACAATATTTCTCTGCCATTGATTCCAAGTTGTTGCTATTGGCTGACCTTCAAATTCATCCCAAAATCCTATAACTTCCGGATTATCTTGAAGATATTCGGTATCAACCCAAACATCATTATCGGGAATACTGAATAATTCTCCTATGAATCTATATGCCATAGCATCGTTGTTAATTGTTGTTGTGGCATTATTATTTGTAATGAATGCTTCTTCTGTAAATGCTAGTGTTGCAATACCAGAATTAATAACAATATTGGTGTTGGAAATTGGACGATAGTAAATTGATTCCATCGTATAAAGAGGACGAATAGTATTTTCATCCGGATCAACGACAATTTTATAATCGGGACTGGTTGTTTCACCAAGAGAGTGATTGCGGAAATTGTCAACGAAAATACCGTTCTTGAAGCGATTTAATCCGTTTTCATCAAGATACTTCATGTCCAATGCTGATTTTTCCAGTGCATTCAATGCAGCATAATATTCAACATTTGTAAGACGATCCTTGATAACATTAATATCTCTCATTGTTGATCGTTGATTATTCGTTTTAGTGAATTTCGCAGCCAGATCGCGACGATTAATTACATTGGCATAATTTGGTGCCAATGAAGGATATGGAGGAATGTAAATTTTTCCTAGCAACATCATATCATCTGGCGTTGTCGGTGTTTTTGGTGAGGCCGCAGGAATACCACGAATCACAGAAATATTACCGGATGAATTGATAACGACGATATCGCGTCTTGGCAAATAATGAGAATAATCAAAAACAACTTGTGATGATGGTACAGGCAATCTTAATCCATTAGCCTCAAAATTAAAGGTTGTGGAATTTGATGGGTTTGTTGATGCACCCGCTACAGTTGTACTATCAGCAGCACTAATATCTTTTACCGGGCGGAAATCAAGATAATCTCGCAGATCATATTTGTTCCCGCTGATAGGTGATGTAAAGATAGGAATATCTTCTGTATGAATGGTTGTATTAGATGTTGATGAATCATTGACCGGATATGAATCTACAGAAAAATATCCTACACCTTGTGTAAAATCAGGCTCAAAATAATCCAATTCAACCAACAAATGGGTTGATGAAGTCAATCCGGCAGTAGCTTTTGGAGTAATGTTTCCATGATCATAAAAGCTGTCTTTCTGGCCATTGTCAACAACAAAGGCTGTTGTAACATCCGTTCCTTGTGAGGATGTAGTGAATACACTGGTATCTTTTCTGATTGAACGAATCTGATAAATATCCGAAAAACCAAGATTAAATGGACCAGAAACGCCCGCACTGTTACAATTGATTTTTACAAAACGACTGTTCTTTAGAGTTTTGGCTATTTCCTTGGCGGATGTACGAGAAACGCGATAAACAAGAGAACCGCTTACGGTTGCACCAAAGCTTTCTTTCAAATCAAATGTCAAGCTTGATGATGTAGAAACAACGGTTCTTTCGCTTCCTGTCGCGCCGTTGGTTGTCAAATCAATGATATCACCGATTTTATAGACTTTTGTGAAGGTGTTGCTGCTTAAATTACTCGTCAATGCACTTGTCAAGACAATAGAAGTTGCGTTCACAATAGATGAAATTGTATGAACCGGAGCATAACCATTAAATGATAATTTATCGCCAGCATTCAAGTTTGTAAATGTAGTACCACTACCTGTCAGTGTCGTGGAACCATTTGTTCCACTGACGTTTCCTGTCAATGAGATAGATTTATTTTCATTGATTGTCAAGATAAATTCTTGTTTGTCTGTGTCACCGAGAGTTCCAGTACCATAAGGAGATTGTTCGGAACTTGTAAGAATGGAAACAGTAAATGTACCATTGGCAGAAATAGTAATATCTTCGGAACGCTTAAATGTGAATGTAGTATCGGGATTTCCACTTGAATCACGAATTGTTTTTACAGCATCGGAGCCGATATAATACACCAAAGGACTGTTTGTTGTTTCATATAAAGAAGCGACATTATTAGTTAGTACAATATCAGCACCCATATCTGCTACAGATGCATTGTTATAATAGATACTCTTAACATTGGAAAATGCATTGCTTCCAATCATTTGAATATCAAACAGATAAAGCTTGTATTGGGCACTACTTGTACCGGGAACACCAGAAGAATATTCAAGACCTTTGATTTTGGCTGTACCAATATTCAAACCTGTTTGTGCGGCAGAAGACCATCCTTGTGCTGAAATACGGTCTTGGGCTGTATCATATAGAAGGACTTCGGTTCCTTCGTCCATGTTCCATGCACCGACAAATTCATCAACAATCATATAATTACCAATCAATGGCGTCATGATTTGAGAATTGACATTGGAGTATGTCAGACCTTTTTCAGTTGTAATCCAAGATGTTACCATCTTGTTGATTTCAAATCCTTTTACATAAGCAGTACCGGCTTCAATACCGATAGACAATAATTGACTGTTTCCGGTATTTGAGTATCCATAATTACTTCCGTCATCAAAATTTTCACGTAGTCTGATTTCAAATCCTTTGACAATATAGTCTCCTGATTCATCATATGTTCTCTTTGCCATTTCATCGCGCAAGATAGAATATTCAGAACGATTGTATTGGTCTATGATAACACCATTAGAAATTATAAACAATTTGACAAAATTGATATCTGGTTGATTGTCAATATCATATTTTTCTAATGTGGCGGTGATTTTAAACCGGTCAGCACCCGGAGCAGCATAATTGGATACTCCCAAGGCCGGATCAAGCAATGATTGATCGGAAGTATAACGAACAATGCTTTCTGTCAGAATGAATCCGACAACACAATTTGGAGTGGTATCATATCTGGAAAGAACAATGGACTGTTTAGGGAAAGACACAAAAAATTCTTTAGCAAAAACAACACCATCGCTGATTTCAAACCGATATCCCTTACCAGTTGACGAACTTGAGAGAGCGACAACATTATTGCCATCTAAATCCAAAAGAACTTCTGAATTGTTGAATTCTGTTGTCGTACCGTCATTACTTGTATTCAAATATCTGATATATAGTGTTTTGGTATTGGTTTCTGTTTCTGTACCATCTTCTGCGGCAACAACATAAGCCCTCAAACCAGTGGTTGCGCCTGTAATCGTCTTTCCTATCCAATCATTAACAACAATGGCATTACCACTGTTATCTGTATCATTAATTTTGACATAATATTCTGAATTGTGATATGTAAATTGTCCGGGAATAACAATAGAACCGTCTTGAAAAATATGACTTCCAAGGCGAAAAATTTGCTTTTGTAGAATTGTTTGGAGTTGTGTTAATTCTCTGGCTTGTACAGGATAACCGGGACGGAATGGAATCCGATAAAATCCCTTGCTTTCATCATAGTCATCATAATAAGGAGCAAGAGAAAAATCCGTCTGAATAAAAGTTGAATTTGTTGTCGTCATAATAGATTCCGTTTTACATATTTATGTCAAAATTTCAATACAATCTGAAAAACTTCTTGTTGATCTTCATGTCGTGTAATGGGTTGAATATTATTAAGATATAAAATTTGACCAGTATTTTCTTCCAATTCTCCCAATTCAATATTGGAAACAAACCGCGAAGTAACACTTGTGGCACCAATTAATGCATCCGTTGTTGGTGTTCCAGTTGTATTTAGAAGATATACAATACTGTTTGCACTATCCCATCTTAAAACAGCACCTTTAAATGTATAATTTGCAAGAGAAGAACCTTGATAGACATATTCATCTTCATAGTAATCACCTGAACCAACTGTCCAAATTTTCGTTGCTTGTGAAAATACAGTATTGGAGATTATATTTGATGTTCCTTTATTATATGGGTCTTTCAAAAGGGCAACCTGTCTGTAATCATTGGTTGTTGGGATTTTTCCATCTTCATCAAATTGCAACTTTGAATATATGACGAGATTGCGACCGCCTAATTCATAAAGAGGATTGGAGCCATGACCATTATTCGGAGAAATAATAGCGAGGGCGGCGGCATTGGCACCACCAGAAATTGAAACTGATGCAAAAGTATATCCAACACCGGGATTTGTTACTACTATGCTTCGTAAAACATTGGAAGAAACATTAATATTTGCTGTGGCAACTGCGCCAGTTCCATCGCCAGAAATGGTGATTGTTACTGCATTGGCATTTGTAAATGAATCACCGGGCGAAGTTACAATAATATCATGAATTCCACCATCAACCGCATTGTTTTGAACTTGCCATTGAAGCGAACCATCATCCTCGGATAGAGTTTTAACCGGAATGTAATTATCTGTCACAAAACGAAATTCATCATCTTCGCCAATCGTGTACATATATTTCCAGATGTATCCATCAGAAGTCTGGAATGTTGAATCGGTAATAATTGATGTTGGTTGTACAGTTGAATTTGCGCTGTAATTATTGGAAAGACACTTGAAAACGTCCCAATTGGAATTTACAACGTAAAATTGTGTATTGCCATCAAGAAGACTTGGATTCAAATGGTTATAAGACGTATATTTTGTGTTGGCTGTCCATGTAAATTTTGGAATGACATGTTGGATTTCGCCTCCCGACAATTCCTTGCCGCCGATCATGGAATCCCAAAATGCAATTTTTGTGTTTTGGGTTGTGGTAGGAACATCCGGTGAGGCGTCATTAGCCCAAGGCAAACACTTTCCAACAGCCAAGAAAATTTTTGTGTTTGGCGAAGGTTCATTCACAGATTCCTTGAACTGTGAAGCGCTGAAAATTCGCAAATCCTGAAAAATGATTGAAGACATAATTATATGATCCTTATCTTGGCATTACCAACAGCATTGTTTTGTTTTGGAGTATTTATACTAAACGAATTGGTATCTAATGTTTTTATTGAATATACGCCATTTGGAGTAATATAAGTGTTTGCTGCAATCCAAGAATTTGCTACTGTTTCATAATCAGTTGCAATATTTCCATATTCAAGCTGGCACCCGGTTATAATAAAAGCACGATTATCATTTATACCAACATCGCTTCTATATTTGTAGATATTTATGCAAGCGGGAACAGCATTAGCTGTCATATATTTTGTACCAGTAATTCTATAGATTGAATTGGATATTAGAGTAACTGTATTAGTCGTTACCGCACCAACACCCGGATAATATAGATATATTGTTTTATTACCGCCAAATCCAACAGTAGGTGGTGCACCATCCATCATTTGAACATAGCAAGAAAAAGTAACCCAACTGTTTAGCGCGACATTTTCAGAAAATGTTATTCCAAATGTTGTATTGACTGTTGTATTATTTGCCAGATGTTTAAGACCCGTGGTTCCACCGGAAAAAACATCACTCATGACATTACTCTGTTCAAGAAAATAAGAAGGTGATGAAAAATATGTATTGCCAGATTTACCATATTGAAATTCAGTTTGTGTCAATATATTTTTCTTTGTCTGTGTAAAATCTACAGTACGATAATGAATATTTTGTCCATTGGACAATCCATGATTTGTTTTATTAATAACAATCGTATTAGCTGTCTTGATATATGAAACAGTATTATATGGTCTGTAATTTTGTACTGAAATGATTACATTACCATTGGCGTTTTCTGTTAATGGTGTTGAAAAATGAAAGAAACTCGGATTTGTTGTGGTGATATTATACATTCCATTAGAAAATGGTTGATTGGCTGTTCCATTCCAATCAATAATTTCAATATAAACAGTATTTCCATTATAAAGAGAATGTCCAGATGAAACAACATTAACCACATTAGAAATCTTATAAAAATTGGATACTAATACATCACCAATAAATCTAACTGTTTCTGAATTTTCAATATCATAAGATATTGAATCTGTTTGATCTTTGTGTATATATTCACCAAACATCTTCAAGCCGGAAGGATGGCCAAGCTTCTTCATTGTTGTGGCATATTCTGACATTGGAACATCGGTGCGAACAACATAAGAATATGGCTGATAATAATGTTGATCTTGAAGGAAATTATACGAACTAAGGAAACCATCATCATTCAAAAAACGACCGGGGAACGAGAAAACGCCTTTAATGGTTGTAACAGTAGCATTGGCGTTTCCATCCCCCGAACTCGTCAAATCCAGCGTGGTTGTATCATCATAATTTACACCCTTGTTAATAATTGTAATTTCTTCAATTGATCCAATTGGAGTATTACCAATCTGACCAAAGAATTCACCGTCTCCAAGAATAGCAGTAACCGTAACATTTGCACCACTACCAGTTGTACTAATAACATTTGCTCTAGGAAGAAAACCCTGATTGTATCCAGAACCACCGATATAATGACCTGCCATTTGTTTGAATGCAATTCCAGTAATCACACCGGAACCATCAACAGAAGTCACATTACCGAGTGCACCGGTTCCATATCCACCAACAACATTGATAAATTCTATTTCATCGCCAGCATGATAACCAACACCACCATTATTCAATGACATTCTTCCAAGAATACCTGAATTACGAACAATCGTGTTGGAAACAACATCCATAGTAGGAGTGGATGTATAATTTGTTCCGGAATTGACAATATAAACGAGTTGAATTGGACCAACATTACTATATTGGAAATAAAGCATCGAATTTGCAATAGAACTGTTTGCTGGATCGGAAACAGCAGGGACAAGATTGGAAAACAATGTGTTACCAATGATTGTATTGCCTTCCAATCCAATTGTAGCGGCAACAATATTATAACTGTTTGGATGCACGGAACCAGAATTATCAACTATATAAACAATAGCATTGGCACCCGATCCGCCACCGCCCGATACAAGAATCTGATCATATGGCTGAAATCCCGCGCCGCCATAATCAACCAACATGGAGGAAATATTACCGGTTGAAACTCCCGATACAACCACGCAAGCGCCTGTTCCTGTATTACTGACTACGATAACAGGGTCGCCAACATTATAACCAATGCCACCATTTCTAATAGTGATAGTATTGAGGATGCCGCCATATAAGTGAGTTTCGTAACCATCATTCGATAGAATTTTTTCACCATTTTGAAAATCTCCTTGAATGTTAGAAAGAACCAACTCGTCAATAAGTGATCCTTGTTCATAGAAACGATTTGTGGTTTCCACGATAGCAGAAGCGTTTGATGTTTCTCCGATAATTTGTTGTCCAAGAAATAATTGGAGTCCTTCAAGAGACGAATCAGAAGAACCGTTTATCCAAGTATTTGCAATTCTTAACTTTTTTTGAATAAACCATTTACCGTCAGATGTTTTCAAAATGTCCTGTTTCGGATAATACAGGCTGGTATTAGCATGTCCAGTCAAAGCATAAATCAGGAATTTTGTTGCCTTTTCTGTTCCTTTGGCGCGATAAAAGTCCTTGATATGCTTTAATAATATTGACTTATCTGCTTCAATGGAAAGCGGAATATCATGAATGAATTTTTTGTACAGATATTCCGCTGCTTCATCATGATCGGTATTATCAATATCTATGGTTTGCAGATGGGTAATCAATCGCTCAATAGGATAACCAGAGCGGAAATCAACGTTAGATTGTTCCAAAAACTCATAGTATTTTTGGAAAAAAACAACAGCATCCGGATAATCTTCGCGAATGAAGAAAGGAACCTGATTTGGAAATAACGTTGAAATTTTGTTGTTGGCTGTCATTATTCAGAAACCATTGTGATCTGAATGGAACGATTATCATTGATATCAACATCAAGAATATTTCGCTTGATTGTATTAATATCCGATTCTTTTGGTTGTATATTGATAGTCCAAACATCTTCATTATAGATATCATTGGACGCTATGCTTTGAATGTTTAGATTTTCAATAGTTACAGAACCATTGAAATAATCAATTGTTCCTATATTACTATTTATAAAGACCTTTTCACCATTTGATTTGAAATAATACAATCTAAGATTGCCGGTATTATATTGAAGATTGACTTGTGCTGTTGCGCCATAACCAGTATTGGATGTAATTGTGACTTCGGCTTTGGTGTAATTTGTTCCTCTTTCACCAATTACAATGGAATCAATTTTCTTATTTTTGATTATGGCTGTCGCTGTTGCGCCAACTCCATCGCCAGTAATCGTCACAACTGCATCTTCATATTCAGCACCGGAAGCAAGAACATTGATTGTATCAATTCCTGTATATGAATATGGAACTTCTTCAATATAACAATCTCTTACAGTTCCTTTGCTGTCATACACCTTGATTGCCGGGAAAGTTGAAAATGTATCTTTCTTCAATGCATAATCAAAATCTATTTCATAAGTTTTTGATGTTCCATATACTGGTTCCACACGTTTCTGCATCGTAACTTCACAAGTCGCACCTTGGAATGCATTGTGGGTGGATTCAATATTATTTTCAAATTTGGAAATTCGGAACTTGCTGTCAAATTTTTGAAGATTATCATTGATATAATTGATAACAGAATTTCGCGCCAAAGTTTTCATGGCGCTTTCATCAATATTTGTTTTTGTGTGATCATAATAGATTTTAATCTTGAACAATAACCATGTATAATTTGGATCAACAATTTCTGGAATAACTGTCATGACAGATTTGGTTGAAATAATCGTGTCAATGATATTTTCTTTTTCCAGATTTGTGATGTAATAATTATTTTTTGGTTTCAATGCTATAAACACTTTACCATAAACAGGAGGGTCTTCTTCTTCTCCACCCCAAACTGATACAGATTGAATATTAGGATATTCTTTTATGAGAATAATTTCATAATCATTTGATGTCACAGCACGATTTTGACTTGTATAATACTTAGGTGCGCGATGACGAATCTGTTCAATTGTTTCGCGATCCGAACCACCATAGGCTGGCGAGGATGATGTTACGATAACGTTATCATCATAACCATTAATGGAATCAACAACCAAGAACGAATTGGCCCCGTTCGCGAACGGTCCAGCAGTATCCAGATATGTGATGGTTATGACATTGCCATCCGATGGTCTTTTTCCTAGATAATCATCACCAAAATAAACCTTGTAGAAATTATTGGCCATATTATTTTCTTCAAGGAAAAATACAGGCGTGTTCGCTTTAAGTTCTGTCAAATCATCAAATATATTATAGACTTCAATATCGGTATTGGTAGTAGATGCTTGCACTGAAACATAAACTTCATCAATATCCACATTGGCACTCGGGATAAAATACTCCCGCTTTTCGTTATCGGAATTAACAAGGAATGTGCGGGTAATCATTGTTCCCTGTTTCAATTGAACATTGGAAAAATTAAACGAACCATCAACCTTGACAACTGTATTGGATGTTGGATTGATAAAAAGATAATTTCGGCCATCCAATGCCTGTGAAATGAATTTTGTCCATCGCGGCAACGTCAATTCTGACGCACTGGTATCTTCGCTAGAACTAGGGGTAACCTTGATGTTGGCAAAAGTGCGAGCGCCTTTCATGGAATTCGGAATATAACCAATATGCTTGGCATGGGAAACAATAGTTTCGCGTAACTGTGCTGAATCAAAAAACGATTCTGCGGCCATCATATTGATGTAAAATGCCAGATAATGAGTATTGAAAGATAACAAATCCAAAATAATATTCATTCCGGAACCTTCAAAATCAAAATCTGTAAATTCATCTTGTGATCGCAAGAATTCTTTCAAGTTGGTTTTGATTTGCGAAGGATCAAGTTCTGCAATGCGAAAATTACTATTGGCCGTCATCTTACTCTCTTTAGAAATAACCGCAATGAAATTGGCGCGGCAAAGTTTTTGATTTTAAATTCAATATCTATATTTAGACCATTTTTATTGTTGTATTGTTCACTTATAACAAGATTCAACAAAATGGCTCTTGGTTCAAATACAGTAATTGTATTCTTGATTTCTTGGCTAATCAATTCAACTGTTGCGGGAGTCAACGGTTCAAAAAGATACTGATACATTCCAGCGCCTTTATGTGGAGCGAATCCTAATTCACCCAATTTCAAAAATAACAAATTACGAATTGCAGAACGAACAGCATCGGCACCAACTTTTTTGACTATATCTCCGGTCGCCGGATGTGGTTTAAAATTTAAATCAATATCTTTAAAATTTTTATTTTGCCGCGCAATTTCGTATGACATTTAATTTCCTCGCATATCAATATGCAAATACATCCCCGGAACCTTCTGCCGTTGCATCTTCCAGATCAACATGACCAACCCCATCCGATTCGGCTCTATCCGGCGTATGAACAATCACTTTTTTTTCATTGACAAACACTGTTGTTCCTGTCGCGATCAAACCACCTTTTCGTCACCTTCAACCGCCCATAATTTTCCATTGACAAACACTGTTCCTTGGCCAGAAACAATTGTTGTTGCTCCACATACTCTTAAATCATCATGTCTGTGTGCGGCGGGCATTAGCTATTTATCCTAACATTCGTACCCTTAATTATGGTATCGCCACCTTTGGCTATAAGGGCGACTTCACCGCCTTCGGAACCAATGGCCGCCCCATTATCACCTGTAATACCAACCTTATCACCGGCGACATAAACA